GAGGCTAAAATGAACCTTGATTTAGACACTGCTGCTGCCGAGTGGATCGCAGCCAAAGAGGCCGAGCGAGAGTTCGTCAAGCGGCGGCGAGCACTTGAAGATCATATGCTGTCGCTTTTAGGAGTGCCTGAAGACACAGAAGGCACAATCAACACCGACACCGACGGCGGTCACAAAATCAAAGTAGTCGGCAAGATGAGTCACAAGGTGCAGCCAGACTTGGCGCAAGAAATTGCAATAGAGCATGGCCTTGAAGACAGCCTTAGCCACCTATTCCGCTGGAAGGCGGAGATCAACGTTGCGGCCTGGAAGGCCACAAATTCGGAAATCACTGAAAGATTTGCGAAATGCGTAACCACGAAGCCAAGCAGGGCTTCATTTTCCATCGAGAAGGAGTGATATAATGGCGTTTTTGAATGAAAGTTTCAACCGGTCCGACATCCCAGAGGACGAAGGTGGCGGCTCTTTTGAGCCTATCCCAGCAGGCACCTACGACGTGGTTGTCCAGGGAATTGATTTGCGAACCACAAAGGCGGGGACAGGTCAGTATCTAGCCGTCCGGCTCGATGTCACTGGGCCAACGCATCAAGGCCGGGTGCTGTGGTCCAATATCAATTTTCGCAATCCCAACCCGACCGCAGAATCTATCGGTCAACGGCAATTGGGCGAACTGATGGATGCCGTTGGTCTGGCTATATTTGACGACACAGACCAGCTTCTGGGCGGTCGGCTCAAAGCCTCGGTCATCATTAAAGACGACCCGCAATATGGTCGTCGGAATGAGGTTAAGAAAATGACATCAAACGCGATGGCATTGCCCAAGACGCCATCGTCTAGCGCGGCGACGAAATCTTCTGTGCCACCCTGGTCGCGATAAAAAGGAGGGCCGGGGCGAAAGCCCCGGTTTCGATATGGCAAAAATATCCCAACAGCCGACCGACCGCGTAGCAGAGGCCATCGACGCCTATCACGAGGCAAAATCTGATGCTAATCGTCCGCATCTCGGCGCGTCAATCCTGGGACACCACTGTGATCGCTGGATTTGGCTATCATTCCGCTGGGCCATCCAAGAAAAATTTCCCGGCAGGATAAGGCGGCTTTTCCGGCGCGGCCACAATGAGGAAAATATAATCTCGGACGATCTGCGAGCCATCGGCCTGGATCTACGTCACACCGGCTATGACCAGAAAATTGTCGAACTAGGCGGACATATAGGCGGGTCGGTCGATGGCATCATTGAAAGCGGTGTACCAGGGGCCGAGGCCACTAGGCACATAGTCGAATATAAAACGCACTCTTTGAAATCTTTTGAGGATCTCATCAAGACCTGCGTGCTGGACAGCAAGCCGATGCACTGGTGCCAGATGCAGCTTTATATGCGCGGCACAGGAATCGACCGGGCATTATATGTCGCCGTCTGCAAAAATGATGATCGCATATACACAGAAAGAGTCAGATACGACCCAGAAAGCGCCGAAAAGCTGCTGGATCGTGGTAGGCGTATATCCACTGCCGAGCGCATCCCTGACCCAATCAGCACCAATCCCAGTTGGTGGAAATGCAAGTTTTGCCCTGCTCATTCGTTCTGTCACGAGCGTCGGCTGACCCAGGAGATCAACTGCCGGACCTGCGCTCACAGCACGCCGACCGACGATGGCAAGTGGGGCTGCGCGAGGTGGAAGGTTGATCACGTCGAGGTGGAACACCAGCGCACCGGCTGTCATGCCCACGTGCTGCACCCGGATATGGTGCCGTGGCCGATTAAAGACAGCGCCGACCCAAACGAGGCGGTCTATGAGATCAACGGTGTAGATATCAGGAATGGCGAGGCCGACGCTTTCACATTTTCGAGCAAGGAATTGATTGCTGGCGGCGAGGTTTGCGCCAACCAAGAAATCGGAGAAATCCGGCGAGCGTTCCCAGGCGCGACAGTGAGGGAGGTGCGCGATGCTACGCGACTATCAGCAGAGGACGATTGATCAGCTGTATGCGTGGCTCTCAGAGCATTCTGAGGGCCACCCATGCCTGGAATTGCCGACCGGCTCCGGCAAGTCGCATATCGTGGCGGCGCTATGCAAGGATGCGCTGGAAAGCTGGCCTGAAACGCGCGTCTTGATGCTCACGCACGTCAAAGAGCTGATCCGTCAGAACGCCAACAAAATGCTGGAGCACTGGCCAGATGCGCCGCTCGGCATCTATTCGGCTGGGCTCAATCGGCGCGAGATTGGTCAGCCGATCACGTTTGCGGGCATCCAATCAATACGGAACCGGGCCGACGATATTGGCCACATTGATCTGGTGATCGTGGACGAATGCCACTTGATCAACCACAAACAGCAGGGCGGTTATCGTGGGTTGATCGACGATCTGACAGCCATCAACCCGGCGCTGCGAGTTGTGGGTCTGACTGCCACGCCATACCGGCTGGGCCACGGCCTGATCACCGACGAGCCGGCGCTATTCTCGGCCCTGATCCAGCCGGCGAGTATGGAAGAACTGATCCACAAAAAATATCTGGCCCCGCTGCGATCAAAACGACCGGATATCCGCATGTCAGTTGAAGGCGTCCGCAAACGCGGCGGTGACTACCGCGAGGACGACCTGCTCAAAGCCCTGGAAAATTTTGACACCATGGGCGCTGTCCATGAGGCGATGCGGCGCGCCGATCATTGCCGGTCGATTTTGTTTTTCTGCACTGGCGTCGATCATGCCTATCAGGTGCGAGACATCCTGCGCGACCTTGGCGTGACTGCCGAGGCTGTGGTGGGATCGACGCCAAAAGAAGAGCGGGACCGGATTCTGGAAGGCTTTAAGGCTGGTCGAGTGCGCGCAGTCACTAACGCCAATGTGCTGACCACCGGCTTCGACCACCCGGATCTAGATTGCATTGTATTTTTGCGGCCAACGCTATCTGTCAGCCTGTATGTCCAGATGGCTGGGCGTGGGATGCGGATCAAAAGCCATACCGATCATTGTCTAGTACTCGACTTTGCTGGACTGGTGGCCACGCACGGGCCGATCACGGCGGTCGAACCTGGGCGCAAGGCCGGCAATGGCGATGCACCGATCAAAATTTGCGGGCATTGTGACGAGATCAACCCGCTGGCCGCCCGCGAGTGCATCTGTTGCGGCGAGCCATTCCCGGAGCCGCCAAGGAAAAAATTCACGCTGGGCGATCAGGACATCATGGGGCCTGGAGCGCAAACGATGCCGGTCAAGCACTGGCGTTGGCGCACGCAAGTCAGCCGGACCAGCGGCAACCCAATGCTGGCCGTGACCTATTATCAGGGGATTTTTGATAAAGGCGTGACCGAATATCTTACGCTAGGCTACCCAGGATATCCTGGCCAGAAAGCGGCGGCTACACTGGCCGAGATCGCCCGCAATGCAGGCGTTGATGCTGAGCAACACATGGATCTGACAGAGATTGCCGACACTATGAATGCGGCCAAGCCGCCAAACTCTGTCGGCTATAAACAAGACGGAAAATTTTTGAGGATTATCAGCAGAACATGGCAAACAGTGAGCACATCGAGCAGCGAGAAATGGTCAGATGGTTCCGGCAGACATTTGCCGGCGTCCGCATATTCTCGATCCCGAATGGTGGCCACCGACACTTGAGCGTTGCGGCAAAGCTGAAGGCCGAGGGCGCTACGTCTGGCGTGCCTGATCTGTACGTCCCGCAGTGGCGGTTATGGATTGAGATGAAACGTGCGACAGGCGGGCGGCTGTCGAAAACCCAGATCGACTGGATTGACTACCTGACCACGGTTTGCGGCGATCATGTGATCGTCGGTGTTGGGTTCCGTGACGCCCAGGAAAAAATTTTAGAGATTGTGAATGAAAATGGTTTACATGGGGATGAATAGGTTTACATTGAGCCTTGCCGATTGACGGTAAGCAATCAACGCGATCCCTGATGTGGAGAAATAAACACATGGCCATCATTAAAAACATCCTCGACGTTGCGTTTTTGGCAACATGGTTGCTCGCAGCGTATGTCCTTCTTATCAGCTAAAATGGAGTAGCAACATGAATCATGACGATATAATTGCCGTGATCCGAATGCTGACAGCCCAACATCCTGACAGCTATTCACCGACATACGAAGAGATTGGCGAGGCGCTCGGCATAACCAAACAGGCCGTATACAAGCGCGTCGTCAAGGCGCAGCGAGATGGCCTGCTGACCATCAAAAAACATTACCCCAGGAGCATTGTGATCCTATGAGCAACGCTGACACAGTGGCCGGGTTCCAAGATCGCCTACGTCAAACAATTAAGGCTGCTGGCATGACGCCCGGAGATGCCGCGAAAGCATCCGGTATGCACGCCTCATCGTTGCGCAACCTGCTCACGCCAAGAACATCGCTACGATATATCCACAACGGCCCAAAACTCTGCACTATTGTTTCCATCGCAGCCGGCCTTGGCGTCTGTCCTAGGTGGCTGGCGTTTGGTCCGGAAGAATAAAATGAGCGGACTGGAAACATCCACCCGTTGGCACGCATATTTCATGCGTGTCGCTGCGGAGACAGCGGCGCTGTCCAAGGACCCAAGCACAAAGGTCGGCGCGGTTGCCGTGCGGGATCGGCGGATTTTGGCGGTTGGATTTAATGGTTTGCCCACTGGCGTCCATGACGATCCGCTGCGATATCAGAATAGGGAGCGCAAGCTGCTGATGACTGTCCATGCCGAGGCCAATGTCGTCGCCGACGCCGCCAATCGCGGCGTGACGCTCGATGGCTGCACGCTTTACGTCACTCACCCACCATGCTCGCACTGCTTCGGGCTGATCATCCAGGCTGGCATTGGTAAGGTTTTCTATCCTCCGGCAGATAGGGATTTTCTGACCCGGTGGGCAGAGCAGATCAAGATCACACGAGAGATGTGCATCGAAAGCGGAGTTTTGATGATGGAGATTGTTCAATGACGCCCATTTACGCGAAACTTTCACGTCCGGTTTATCCTCCGCCCAACGATCCCTACGTGCTAGTGGAGCCGCAAGGACAGCCATCCACCGCGCGCATGACGTGGCCGCTCAATGGGGCGCTATCGGTGTTCATGGGATCAGATTACGTCAAGTGGGCGTGGATCACGCCTGACGAGAGCGCCCAAAACGGGTGGAGATATTCCGATGTTGACTAACATATCTGACATAACCGCCGATGTGCGGCTGGTCTCAACCGCAAAAACAGTCGCAATCACGCTAATGATGCACGGCGGATGGCTGTCGCGTTTTGAGATTGCGCAACGATGCGGCGTGCATGACCGCACAATCAGCCGGATCATCGCGCGCCTGATTGACCTTGATCTTATCATCGCGACTTGGCCAGAAGATTCGCACGTCAAAATGTACCGATGGAAGGGAGACAACACATGAGGGATGAGGAAATCAACATGGCTATCTGGGCGCGGTTATAGCTGCGTCAGAGGCCGAAGACGAGGAGAACGGACAATGAGCAACACTATAACCATCGCAGGCTGCAAATGGCCGATAGCTAACGGGTGCGCGAGCCTGGAAGGCGCGGACCTGGAAGGCGCGTACCTGCGATGCGCGTACCTGCGAGGCGCGAACCTGAAAGGCGCGTACCTGCGAGGCGCGAGCCTGGAAGGCGCGGACCTGGAAGGCGCGGACCTGGAAGGCGCGAACCTGAAAGGCGCGTACCTGCGAGGCGCGAATGGCGTCTACGAATTGGATATGGCAGACCCGCGCGGCTACCGCCCCCTTGCCGTCGCGCATACTGACGGATGGCGCATCTCTAGCGGTTGCCGCTGGTTTACCGTCGAGGAGGCGATGGCTCACTGGTCAAACCCTGAGCACGAAGCGCCAGGAATCGCCTCTAGGTATATCCGCGCCATCAACGCTTTGCCGGAATGCCCGAATGTGGAGGCGCGCAAATGACCAGATCAGCCAAACCAAAAGCCCGCGGGTTAGCCGATGCGCTGAAGTATCTTAGCGAATGGGAAGACAAGGATTTCACCATCGCCGACGCGCTGGAACTCTACACCGTGGACGAGGACGAACTCTACCTGACGGAAGACATGCACCAATGCGAAGGGTGCGGCGGTCACTTCGTGGACTACATGCCAACCGGCCATTGCGAGCCGTGTGCTGAATACCGGGACGAATGGCTCCGCGATACAGCAGTGAGCCCGATTTACGGCAACGCGAGCGGGAGGACGCTATGAGCAGATCAATTGACCGCAGGCGCGCAAGGAGGTCCGTGCGATGATACGGGAAACTATTGCCTTGGCCATTGGTGCCGCCATCTTTGCTGGCGCGTTTGGCGCTTTCCTTTGGGTGTTGCTCTGATGACTGAGAACGAGACGAACAAAAAAGCCTCTCCATGGACAATCGAAAAAATTGAGCAGCTAAAAATGTTATGGATTGATGGCAATCTATCGACAGAGAAAATCGGTCGAAAAATAGGCATGAGCAAGAACAGCGTCATTGGCAAGGCGCACAGGTTGAACTTGGCAAAACGCGCAAGAGTAAAAATCGGCAAACTCAATGAAACGAGACGCCCAATTGCGCGCAAAGACCCAAGAACATTGCCGTCATATCGAACGTGCGCTTGGCCTATCGGCCATCCCATCAATGACGACTTTCATTATTGCGGCGAGACGGTGCAGCCTGGATCCTCTTATTGCAGCCCGCATCATAGTCGGGCCTATATTCCAAGGAAAAAACAACATGACAGCTAAACTAGCCGGTTACAGCATCCGCATAGGTGCAGGACCAGACGAGACACTTGAGGATCAAGTGGCGTATTACGCGCGCGTGAGCAATCCCAGCAGCCAGATGTCAGGGATGAACAACAAGAGGCTAATATCCTATCTCATCCGACATAGGCATTGGTCGCCGTTCGAAATGGTCACAGTAACGCTAGAAATTGAGACGAGCCGGGACATAGGCAGACAACTCCTCCGGCATCGCAGCTTTTCATTTCAAGAGTTCAGTCAGCGATACTCGGCCACAGAGACGACATGCAGTACTCGCGAAGCGCGGATGCAGGATCACACGAACAGGCAAAACAGCATCCAGACAGACGACGCGGACCTCAAGCATTGGTGGGCCGATCAGCAGATTGAAGTCATGGATACGGCGTTTTCTGCATATGACGCCGCTCTCAAAAGAGGGATTGCGAAAGAGGTTGCGCGCGCAATTTTACCGGAGGGCCTGACTTGGACCCGGCTATATATGACCGGCTCGCTGCGGTCTTGGATTCACTTTGTGGGTTTGCGAACGAAAGCGGAGACCCAGAAAGAGGCGCGAGAATTGGCCGTTGAATGCGCCGTTCAGATCGAGCGTGTGTTTCCCAAAATTGTCGGAGTGATACAGAATGACTGATGCGCTCTACAACGAGATCGACCCATCAGCGTGGCGGCCTAACAGTTTCGCCGCGCGCAAGAAGAATTAACGCAACAACAACGAAAGGACCATCATGTTGTGCTTTATTCTGAAACGGGACTTGCGCGCGGCGTCAACAAAGGAGAATGATCATGTTTGACGTTCGAGACGTGCTCCGGTCGCTTGGCGTGGAGCCTGAAAAATCCACAACTTGGCCTGTAGGCTGGGCAATCCGCGACTTGTATTTAGAGCGGTTCGAGAAGCTGCCTGATAAGGAGTTGCGAGCCAAAACCAGCGGCAAGGGCGGCCATTGCATGGCTGTGTATCCTCATGGCTTTTGGCTGGATGCAAAGGGTGTTGCGCGGCGGGTGCTGGCGACGATTGAAACCCAGGCGGCAAGCCAGCCTGACCTCTTTGGTGATTGATTGACAACCCGCGCGGCTTCGGCCTAAAGCAGACTTTGCGCCTGCTCGTAAGTCTCGTCGTTTCGGCGAAGCCAGCCTTTACCGAACGTCGGGAATGTTGAAAGCCGCCGATAGAACGCCTCTCTTGCTTCGTAAATATCCCGCATCGTGGAAGCCATATCACATCGTGAAAGAGCGTCCATTGTCTTTGGCCCGATTGACCCATCAACCCTGACGCCGATATTGCGTTGGAGGGTTTTCACTGGAGCGCTAGGCCCACTGTTTACGGCCCAGTCGAACAGCATCCAGTCCAACCCGCTAGGCATCAAATCGCCCTTAATCCGGTTCCAATATCGCTTTTTATAGATTGGTTCGACATCCTCTTTGGTGAGGTCCTTAATGGTGTCGATGGTGACACTTTGACCAATCCAGTCCTCATAGACCGCTTTGGTGACGCCGAGATTAGTCGCGCCTCCAGGGTCTTCGGGATGGTTCACAAATCCTCCTTCGTGCGTTAGCAACCACCAGAGGCAGCGTTGGAAGTTCACGATCATTTCGTAACGCCCCGAACTTTCTCGAACGACCGAAGTCCGCCTAGGCCGAGCATTCCCAATAGGACTGTCAGCAGCGTGTCTGTGTCCAGTTTCGGTAACGCTGGGGCTGGATGGCCTGCACACGCGGCAGCGAACAAAATCAAATCCTGAAGCACGAAATGCCAACAAAGCGCCGCGCCACATGTCCAGCCGACAAACGGACGCCAGCCAGCCACATAAATCGAACGATGAGCCGCCTCGGTCTTATTGACATCAATCTGCGCCAACATGCCCTTGTTCGCGGCGTCCATGATCGCCGCCTGCATCTCCAGCTTGGCCTTTTCTTTGCCAGCCTCGTCAGGAATGACGCGATCCAGAACTGTGCCGATGACCGGCAGGAGGGCTCCAAGAATTGGCAGCATAGTTAGCGCCCCATTCAATCGGTTGATCTATTTTCGCGGCCTAGTATCCGCTGCACGGTGTCGGTCTCGTATATCCGCAGAGCAAGCCATGTGACGGACAAAAGCGATGCAAACGCGGGCAGGAACTCAAAAAAAGTCCCCGCCGCGATTGTCACCGCACCCCAATCAATAAAGGATTTTTCATCCGTCATTTGTCGTTCCTAAAACGCGGCGATGGCCTCGTGGAATGGTGTCAGGTCTTCATTCGTCCAGAAGTCCTTAGCCACGACAATCTTGAGGTGCTCGACATTGCGAGATACTGCGTCGGCCCAGTCATCGTCGGACATATCAACAGCCTTGCCCGCGTTGAGCAAGTTCACGCTGTCCATGGCTGCGCTATAGTATTGCGCGATTTCTTGTGCTGTGTAATCCATGTTAGTTGCCTTTTAGCGCCTGAATTTCGGCCTTGAGTTCTTTGACCGCATTGATGAGATACCAGACAAGTGGGTCAGTATTCACGGACAGAACGCCCGTCGAATTTTCACTCACACACTCTGGTAAAACCTTCTGGATTTCCTGAGCAATCACGCCAAGTTGAACGCCATCTTTTTCGATCGCCGCATGACTTGGCAGGTTTGTGATCTCATCCGGCGTGCGATACTCAAAGTTCCGAACCTGAATCTTTGATAGGATATCTAGGCCGGTGTTGTTGTCTTCAATGTTTTTCTTGATGCGCTCATCAGACGTGGTTTCCCACGTCGTTACATTTTTCTCGTTGTATGCGCCATTGGTTCCGCCGATAAACGCAGTGTCATTGCCTTTGCCCGCCAAAGAGTAACCAATGACGATTTGATCGTTTCCGTTTTCCGCCGATGGATCAGTTCCCAGACCGATGATGACATTGCGACTGCCCGTTGTAATAATATCCCCTGCCGAAACGCCAAGGGCAATGTTGGCGATGCCTGTAGTGCTGTTATAGAGCGACTGATGGCCTGCGGAAACATTATAGCTGCCGGTAGTGTTGCTATAGAGTGCGTAATTAGCAATAGCAGTGTTGCGGATGCCGGTAGTGTTGCTAAAGAGCGACTGAAAGCCGACGGCAGTATGGTTCTCGCCGGTAGTATTGCTACGGAGTGCGTAATTAGAAATAGCAGTGTTTTGGATGCCTGTCTCGTTGCTATAGAGCGACTGAAAGCCGACGGCAATATTGTTCGCTCCGGTAGTGTTGCTATAGAGCGACTGAGCGCCAGTGGCAGTGTTTTGGTTGCCGGTAGTGTTGTTATAGAGCGACTGAGCGCCGACGGCAATATTGTTCACTCCAGTAGTGTTATTACCGAATGCCAACCTTCCGAAAACGGTGTTGCTGGTGTTATTACCCGCGCCACGGCCTGCGGTTAAACTATTGATTTCCGAATCACCGTTTACGTGTAGTTTAACGGATGGAGTAATACCAATGCCGACGTTCGCCCCTGAAATTACAATCGGCGAAAGCATATTCGCCTTTGTGATTTTTTTGGTTTCAGTCGCGCTCGTGTCCACCACCGCAAACAGGTCGGCATCATCCGCCGTCGTTAGCGCGTTCAGCGCCGAAATTTTCGCGTCAGCCAATTGCTCGCTCCTTTATGCTATGCGCAGGAACAAGCCCGCGCTCCAAGTCTTGTTTTCCTCACCATCTCCATCGATCACTGTCCGCAATGCCGGGCAGTTGGCCCCCATTAACCGCCACGTACCCGTTGCGTTAGTTCCGCCAAGAGGCTCGGAGCCATTTATGCCCACGCCATAAAGTCCAGGCGCTAGCGTGATCGCATAGCGCAAAGACGACCCGGCAACAGTACTGCCGCCCGCAATTGTAGAGCCGGAATTATTGATCAAGACAGCGTAGGTTCCAACAGCCAGATGCTCGCCAATATTGAATTGGATGGCCTCTTTGACGCGCAGAGGCGTCATCATCTTGGCGTTGTCGGTGCCATTTTGCGCCTCAACCTGGGATGCGATTGTCACGGCGGCAGAAGATGTGCCGCCCGCCTGATCCAGTGTCGCAATCGTGATCCAATCCGTATCGGCCTCATTGCGCATCTTAAGGATGTTGTTGGCCGTGTCGTACCAAACCATGTTGGAATACGTAATCGACGGCGAAGATGCGCCAGAGTTTTGCGAGACAATAGCCGCGAGAGCGTTATTGATATCGGACCGCGCTGTTGGCGCGGATTGATTCGCGATGGTGTAGTCGTGTTGCGCCATCAATCGTACCCCACGTTAGCAACTAGCTGATCAATAGCCGGGCTAATCCCGTCATCAGTCGAAAGTAGTTGTACCTGAAAACGGAAAGCGCGTCCATAGAAGTCGCCAGCTTGAAACTCGCGCCAATCGCTCCATGTCGGCGTGCCAGCCGGGTCATCGTTGGTCGTGGATATGTATGCTTTCACGTCGGTATCTGCGACCTGCTGGCCCGTAGTCCACGTGTCCCAGTTGCCAGACCATGTATCCCAGTTGCCGCTGATCCCGTCCCAGAGGCTTGCCCCAGCGGGTGTAGATCTTATCGTGCGGGTATAGACATAGCTATGCACGCGGCGAGCGCTGCCGGTGTCAATATAAGCCGAGAACTGATATGTCGCCGATGATGGTGCGCTGCTTGGATCGGTGATCACCAAATAGTCGCCATCGACGCTGCACCCGGTTTTTGTGCCGGGGAAACTGGCGTGTTCAGTTTGGCTGCTATTGTTGCTGTAGGTCTGTAGGTCGGCAGAAGGCAGCACGAACGAGGCATAATCGATGCTGGCGGTACCCAGCTTTGAGAAGGCTTTGATCGTGTAAGTGCCGCCGCGCGCTGGTAGGCTTATCGATGTTCCTGGCCGACTAATTTTTTCCGCCGCCGTTGTCGCATCTGAGAAATTTGCGCCGCTTTCAAGCACTGAGTGCCGCACCACATAATGGCTCAACTTAGGATCGGCAACAGCAACCCAGCCGATGTGAACGGTTCCGTCACTGTTGCTCGCCGCAAACCCGGCCACATCATCCGGCGGTGAATTATCGCCTTGAATCAGCCTTGTCTGCGTAATCCACTCGCCCTTAACACCAATCGCATTTATGGCGCGAGCCCGAACGTCATATGATCCCAGGTCAATATTCAGCGCCTCGAAGCGGCCTGTTGCAATTGTGCCACTGAGCACGAGTTCGCCAGTTCCCATCGCCTTGTATTGCGTTGTCGCGTCGTCACGGTATTGCACTTCGACCCGGTCAATGTTGGTGTTCTCATCCTCACTGGCGGTAATCGTCGCGATCAACACGTTCACAATTTGCTCATTCGCAACCCGTTGTTCCTCCGATAGGGAAATGCCGACCGTCGGCACGGTATCGGGCGAAGACAAGAATGTGTTGTTTGACTCGAACGCCGTTTCATCCGCGTCCCAATCGTAGACACCCGCGCTGATCTCTTGCAGTGTCAGAGGAACAATCAACTCGCCATCGTTGCTTAGAGCGAAGCCCCATTCGATAACTTCGAATGTTTTGTTTGAGAATCCAAAGCGCTCATTTGTTAGCTGGATCACATCTCCAGGCGTCAATTGCGCCGCGCGAAGTCCGAAGTTGGCCGTGATCAGAAGCTGCTCGCGCTGACGATATAATAAGATTTTTGCGATCCGTTGCGCACGGCTTGGCGAGGCCGTAAACGGCAAATTGACTTCTGCGCTAGATATTTGCCCGCCATCGTCGGCCAGGAACGTATCCGATAAAACTGGCGGATAATTGTCATCCTGCCAATTTGTTTCTGCGCCTCGGAATATGCCGGTAATCCGGTTGAATAAATCGCGCCTGGATGCCCTGGTAACGACACTGAGTGGCCCACGAGCGTCATCCTCATTCAGCGTCAGGACCGGCTCGGTGTATGCTCCCGCCTTGCAAACCCATTTTCCCTGGCTGTACCAAAGCGACCCAGCCATACATTTGACGATTTCGTTTATCGTATCCATGGGCTTCTGGTCGGTCGGGAAAAAACCATCGCAAGAATAGCGTTTCTCGGTGCCGCCTGCCGCTAAAGTGACATCTTCGTCGCAGACGTTAGCCGCAGCAGCAAAAGAGGTTTCGTCAAGTTCCTCTTCAGTTGCAATCCGGCTTGTCAGCAGATAATCGCGCAGACAGAGAGCGGCGTTGCTGCTAAACGCGGTGGAGCCGTCGCGCGGATCGTAAACTTTTTTGCCCTGCATCACGGCTGTGATGACTGGCGGTCCCTGCGTATATTTCTCAGGATCAAAATAGGCCCGAACATAGATATACGCCACGCCGTAGGCACGGTGCTGATAAGTCCAGAAGCCCTCACTTTCGAGCTGCAAAGCGGAATCCGCAGCCTGATCGTCGGCACCATTGTGAGTCCGTATTCGGAGCGTTTTGCCAGTATATTTTGGCGGAGAAGTGATTGAGCCATCGCTGGCAACCGTCACCTCTGTGCCGTCCACATAAAACTGGGTGAATCCGTTGATTTCATGGCCCGCCATGCCGATCAGGCGATGCAAGTAGACCTCTGGGCGTCGTTCTTGCGGCACCGACACCGGGCCGGTGGTCTCCTGATAAAAAACCACGCCGCCCATGCGGACAGTCCCATACACCACCGGAGCCGCTTGTGCGCTTTGCAGCATGTTGACGGCGGAGCCAGCATATTCTTTTTTTTGGCCGCCCAAATTTTGGCTCAAAGCTCTCTGCGCGACCATTGAAAATATCGACTTGCCCAACATCGGGACAAAGGCGGCCATGAACCCAGTCAGCGCCGCTGGAGCACCCGAAATAAAAACCGCTCCAAGCCCAACAACAGGCAGCGGTCCTGCCATCGCAACATCCGGGCAGATCAAAGTTGCGATGCCAAGGCTCGTTGCGAGCCACGCTGTCAGATTGCCCATGCCAAATCCCCATCCAAATCAAAACGCTCAAAACCGCGAGGCGTCAGGTAAATCGGCCCGCGCGTCCCCATGATGCCAATCACGTGGTCAAATATCAGCGGCTGGGCAAGCCGTCGCGCCATGACCGAGCCCACACGAGGATAAGTCATCTCGTTCCTGATCAACCTGCTATCGATAAGGTCTACAATGTTTTTCTTGCGGGTCTGCCGTTGCGATATCGTCCAGGCGCGCAGCGCGCCCCAGGCGCTGGAGTAGTCGCACAACAAAGCAAGATCATCGACAAACCCATTCCCGCGCTGCGCTTGCACGGCATCGTTTGCGAACGTTATGCAGTCCATGCTTCCCCATTGGAATGGCTTATCTATAACCGATGCAAGGAAATCAATAAGCGCTTCACGATTGTGCGACATTAGAATAGCCCTCCGCCGCCGTTGATCTTAACGTCCCGCCCCCACATCATATCTGAACGCCCCGCCCCCACATCAGCGGTTTATCTTGCAGATCGTTGATGTACTCGAACGCAAGATCAGTAACGGAATTAGGGAACCGAACGCGCTGGCCTTCGGTCGTGTACCGAATAGGGCGCGGCCTCTCCAGATCGACCAGCTTGCTTTCCAGGGTCAGCGATATTGTAGATGCCTCTGGCCCCTCATCTATGGTCATCTGGTCCATATAACCAACGAACAAAGTGGTGAGCACCTCGCCGTCACCGACAGAAATGGATATTGCCGCACCATTTTCTTGCAGCAGGAAGTCGCCACTTTCTTGCAGAAGAAAGTCCTCATCCAACCCTGTCAAACCGAACTTTATTCGGGCAATGCGACCATGATATTTTGTCTGTAATGCGACAGAGATCAAAGAACCGGGTATGCCGGACAAAGCCACAGTCGCATTTGCCGCGCGAACATCATTCGTTTCCGAGGCCGTACTTACGTCCAAAAGGTTGCCCGCGCCAATGTACGTGACGCCGCCAATCGTCAAATCATCTAACCCGGTCCAAAAATATATGGGCGTGTCCAGCATCAAGTCCACGGCGAAGAACGGCCTTAGCGTTGCGTTGCCAAGATTTGTGGCAATCGCTCCCAGATCCTTGCCGGCATAGGTATAACCGCCGTCCTGATATCGCCGAGTAACCATCAGACAATCGCCTCAACAGCCGGGAACACGATTCCCCAGTGCGCTATCTCATTAATAGACCATTCTGTATTGGATGTTGCCAGCCTAAAAACGCCTTTACAGGCACTTACCACAACCGTTGAATTGTCCGCTGGCGCCGTCCTAATCGAAGGCCAAACGTCGATCGTCGCTTGCCCCGCGCCATTGCTGCTGACATCCTGCAAAACCTTGTGCAGCGACGAGCCAGCCCCAGAGCCAAGCTGGATGTAATCGCCCGCCTTGAGCCAGCCCGTCTGACTGGCGGTGCATCCGTCGATGCTAATGCTGTCTCCCGTCTGGCTCGCTCCATTCACGCGAGGAGTGCCGCCAGCCGAGCCGCGCGGAGTAGCGCCAAGCGGGTCGCCCAGGAGAAAAGTACCCTCGCGCCCGCGCATCGACAGAAGCCACGCGACCCACTGTTCAGCGTCCGATCGCGCCATTTGCGGCAGCGTAACTTCCGCCTCCCACCGCTCACCGCTGTGCTTAAAGACCTGCTGGCGCAGTGTGAAAACGCTTTCGCTCACAGCCGTCACGTTCACCGCCCGCAGTGTGATCTGCCTAATGCCTTTATGTGTCGGCAGCGCTCTTGGATATGAAATTGGCATTACTTAAATGCTCCCGCAAATGCGCCGCCGCGTCGCCTCGCATTCAGGACCGCCTGAGTAGATGCGCTGGCTATCTGCGGCATCAGGCTCTGGATTTCGGCCCGAACAGTCTGTTGTACGCCTGTAGAGACGTTAATTGTTTGTTGTACGGTCACGCCGCCACCGCCGCCCAGCGCATCCTTGCTTTGCGGTACGCTCAGGATGCGCCCGGCAGACGACGGAACGAACAATTCGCGGCCATGTTCACCGACGATTGATGGCTGACCAGATTGGATCGTTCCACCTTGCGCGTGACCGGCAATTCCTAAGAAGCCTCCACCAAGCGCATCAGTACTGCCGCCAAACAAATCACTCAAAAATCCACCGGCACCCCCCAGCAATTGCCCCAATCCGCCTAGCAATCCGCCAGCCAATCCGCCCTCTCCAGCCTTCATGAGCTTCTGCGACTCAATGCGGAGCAGATCGGAGATGATGGAAACCGCCATTTTCTTAAAGGCATCCTCAACTTTCATGGTGCCGGAAAGCATGTTTTCGAATGCTTCAATGAAGTTTTGGTTCAGTGATTCTATGGTTTGATCCAATTCGACCACTTCGTTTTTTACCGCTTCCAAATTCTCTGCGGTTTTTTTCGGCGCTTCGGTAGCGGTCTTTTTCGGCTCGCGATCCGGCAATCTAACAGGCTTGATTGGCTCGCCCAAATCAATCACGCCGTCTTTTGCTTTTTTCAGCGCCTCTTGCAGCTTCTCAACATTTGCCGTCGCGCGCTCCAAATGATCCGTCAATTTCTGCGGCGCGGCTTCGGAGAGAAGCGCGTTACGCGCGGCAATAGCATCTAAAAGTTGACTGTTGATTTTTCTAAATTCGGCCCACGCTAGTCCCGGCAACGCCTCTTTTGTAATTCCACCCGGCCTCGCCGCTTTCAATTGCCTTTTCGCCTCTTCAAGATCCCATTCTTCAGATGATTTTGATAGTCGATCAATCTTTTCCTGAGCGTCTTTATATGCATCGCTCTCAAGTCTTTGCGCGCGCGTTTGATCCAGCGTGGCCTTCGCCGCTTCCTGCCGCGCCCTTGCCTCTTCGTATTTTTTGCGCGCGATTTCCTCCGACATTTTGCCACCGCGCGCAAGCTGCTCCTCTAGCGCTTGGCTGGCGCGAATTTCGCCGCCCATACTTTTGACGGTTTCGCGGATCGCAATATCGACAGAATCGTTGCCGCTGACAAAATCGTCTACAGCATCCACGATGTCAGCAATCGCAATCGCTAGGCTCGCCGCATTTTCCGCCGCCCGCACAAGGAGCGGCGCAAGCCGCCCCAGAACCGTGCTAAATTGCGCGCCGATAACCGTACTGGCCGCGTCGAACCGGTCCTGCATTTCCTCTGCGTTGCGGATCAGTTCCTCATCAATCACAACGCCAAGATCGCGGAACCGCTTGCGGGATTTTTCCAGTTCCGAAGCCCCTCCCTTCAGAACATTAACCATGGCGACGCCTTCGCGCCCGAATAGTTGCGTTGCCGCCGCCGTCCTATCCGTGGCGTCCTGCAATTTCGCAAACCGGTCAGCAATAACGCCTAGCGCTTGATCCAACGGGATGCCCGTCAATTCCTGCGCCGTGAGCCCCATCGCCTCCAGCGCTTTAACTGCCGCGCCGGTGCCCTGTTCCGCCTCGCCTAGCCGCTTCGAAAGCTGTTCAAGCGCTTTATCTAGCCCGCCTTCCGAGACGCCCGCGCTAACCGCTGCCGCTCGCAACTCTTGCAGCGCATCGGTGCCAATGCCGATGGCGTCCGCCTTTTTGCCGATTTCGTCCATGGCCGAGGTCACGTTCTTAACCGCAGCCACAACCGCACCCGCCGCAATCGCTGGCAAAAACCGCTTTGCCGCCGTGCCGAGCATGTCGAACGATTTTGAAGCCGCCGAAAGTTCCTTCTGCGACTGCCTCGCGAACCGCTCAACCCGCCGCTGATTGGCCGCCATTGCCTTCGCGAATTCTTTGTCGCGGGCGGAAAGAATGATGTTCAGTTCCTGAGCGGAAATTGCCATTTTTAACCGTACCTTTCCGCCAATGCCCTAGCTTCCGCTAGGCTGGGAGCATCCGATCCTGGTTTTTTGGGGCTATGCGCCTCTTGCCAGCCCTCAAACACCAGGAAAACATCAATCGGGATCATAGCACGTAACTCGGTCGGCTTGATCCCAGTGATGATAGCGTTTTTAATCAGCCGCCGGACGTTCAATTTTCCGGCTGGCTTGACGCTTTTTTTTTACAGGTTGCGACTGATCGCCAATATCCGGCATGAAAGCCACGCCAAGAACCGCCTGCGCAAGTTGGTAATATAGAAGCAGGCTCGCCGCGCCACCCGCCTCAACGATTTTATCCGCTTCCGCATCAGTTTTTCCGCCACCCACCAAAGCCAACGCCACGAGATCGCGCACTTCTGAAGAGGTCGGTTTCTGACCTCGCCCGAAAAAGCCGTCCCACAAATCAAACACGCCACGATGCTTGTCCTCGAAACGCTCGATTTCTTTGCATCGCAGGATCAATGTATAGGAGACGCCGCCGATATTTTCGACGACGCCTCCACGCGGCGCTTCAGCCGTTATTGCCACGTCTACGCCGCCGTGAACGTAACCGCGCCATTACTTTCCATAGATGCGGAGAACGTCACCGCGCCCTCAGTTTCGCCGCCAAAATCCAACGAGGTCACGCGGAACTCTCCGGCGTAGGTGCCAAAGTCGGGAACGACAATTTCGAAATTGGCCACCGGATCGGCCTGCATCGCAATCGTGTTCAGGCGCACTTCTTGTGTGGCTTCGTCCAGGAAAATGCCATCGCCGGAAAGGCTCACCGCTTTAAGGCCGTTCAGGCTTTGCGCCCAGAGCACGCCGCCGGGCGTCGTCGCGTCCGGCGTAGTCACGTCAATCGCCGAGTTGTTGATCGTCAGCGTCTTGCTGTTCATTCCGGCAAATGCCGTGAATGCCTCAGAGCCAGCGCCGTCGCCAATTTTGAGCAGTAACGCTCGACCGAGTTGCTTTGCCATTTTCTAGGCTCCATCAAAGGGACCGGGCGTCATCCGACGCTCGAATACGCGCTTGCCCAAGGCGCTGAAAGGGCAACCTCAATTATGTTTTTGAGGTTTCCAGCATCGCCGTGAACAGAGCGCGGCCAGTATAACCTCGGCCAACCGCGTCATCTCTTTCGACGAAATAGTCATTGCAGATCAGTTCTATTGGATTGGTCCAAATATCGGTATTGACGATTTTGTCGCCATTTTCCAACAGAATGACACTGTCATTTTCTTGCAACATGTATCCTGTATTGACCCGATCCGCCAACATCAACGAACCGAGCGTCCCCTCTTGCCGATGTAGCGCCGCCCGCACAGCTTCCACTATCCGGGAAGCCTCAACCCGGCCCGTGACGCGAGAATAGGCCTCAATCGTAAATGACAGGACAGAACCAAGGCTTCCGTCTGTGTCGTCCGTGTCCGCCACGATGCTGCCAAATCTTGCATAGGGATAGGTCACGTTCTCCGGCGGCTCGTCATACAGTCGAGTCGAAATGAGCGACGCCAGATCAGCATCTGCCAGCAGCGCTGCGCGGACCGCTTTTTGCAAAGATAATGCGTAGCCGTCGACTATCATCTATAGCCCGCCTCTTTGATCGCCTTGCGGATCGCGCGATTTATGCGCCCGGCGTGTTTTTTACCAAGCAACTCCTGAGTGCGGCGCATAAATCGCGCAGGCTCAGTTATACCCCGGTTAA